CTGTGCTGCGCGGTGCGCTTGAGGTTGTTCTGCCCGGTGGGTAGCGCCCGCCAAGACCGCAACCATTTCTGCACCCGATCGTGGTCTGCGTAGACTTCCAGATCGTAGGTGTACAGGTTGCCGTTTTGGTAGTCCCCCACAGTGATGGCGTTGTTGAAGAACGTCTGGCAGATACCCCGGTGGCAGGTGAACCGACCATTGATCCAGCCAGCTCGCTCATGCCATGCACCCGTGGCCACGTCGTACACCCATGTGGCGTTGGCGCTGGGGAAGTTGAGCACGTAGAAGCTGTGGCCGTCCTGTTGGTAGGTGTAGGCCACAGCGTCCGAGATGTCACCGTACTGCTGGATTTGCCACTCGACGGCGTGGGTGCTGATGCGCTGACCCGTGTAGCCGTTGGCTCGGTAGACGATGCCCTGGCCCCGGGCGTCTTGACCCAGCCAGAACAGACCGTTGTCGAGCTTGGCCACCGAGAACGTGGCGGCGCAGCCGATCTCGTTGAACGCACCCTGGATGCGCTGGAGCGGAAAGTCGGTGTTGCCCGAGTTGTACCAGACCTCGATCGAGTTGGTGCCAAACAGCCAGACTTCGGAGTGGTCCACAATGGATGACACCAAGCCGTCCGGGTCGCCCTCTGCGCTGGCAAAGTCCAACGGGTCGATGGTCAGCGGGTCGTAGAGCGAAGTCACCCAGACACGCTGGCTGTCGGGCTCGATGAATACAAAGTAACCGTCCAAATACGAGACGGTCAGCGCCCCGGGGAAATCCGGGTCGGTGATCTGCCCGAAGGCACTGGTGGTGGCGTTGTAAACGTAGCTGGGGCCGTCGCAGGCCACAAACAGATGGTTGCCGTCGTTGGCCATTGACACCTGACCCGAGGCGCCTGAGACAGTGCCCAGCACGGTGGCCGTGTAGCTGGAGTCAACTTTGAACAGCTGCTCACCCGACACCACGTACAGGTAGCCACCATAGGCGTTGATTCCCCGGATGGGGCCAGTGCCAACGGTTTGGAGCAGCCGAAGGCCGGGAGCGCGTTGCAGGAACGCGGGTTCTTTGCCACCCTCGGGAACAATTTCCGGGAACAGGTTCACCATCCGGTTGTCCGCCGCATTGACGGACCGGGCAACGTAAGACGAACCAAGGATGGGGCTTTTCATTTAGTAGTTCCTGTGATAATATACCCAGACACTACTGGAGCCCAGCCATGTTTTCGCACGACATTACCGCAGAAGATCTTCGCCAAATATTGGACTACGACCCAAACACAGGTGTATTTATGTGGCGAACCCGCCCGGCGAAATGCATTCATGTTGGCGATGTTGCAGGAGCCAAAGACAAACGCGGGTATATCACGATTGGCATTCGGGGTAAAGTCTACAAAGCGCACAGATTGGCTTGGTTGCATACGCATGGTGAATGGCCTAGTGATCTTATGGATCACATGGACGGCAATAAATCGAACAACCGACTGTCCAATCTTCGTGTGACAGATGCGTCGGGCAATACAGAAAATATCCGCAAACCCAACCGCCGCAACAAATCTGGTTTTCTTGGCGTTATCCGATTTCAAAACAAATGGCGCGCCAGCATCACCATACGTAAAAAGACGCATTGGATTGGTGATTTTGATACGCCTGAAGAAGCGCATCAAGCATACCTGAATGTTAAACGCCAAGTTCATGCCAGATGCACCATCTGATCAATAGTTGGACGTAAAAACGTTAAAGCGCTGACGAGTTGCGATCAGCGGGTACGGCATCGACATCACGTCGTCCGGGTTGTTAATACGCTTCAAGTTGCGTTTGCTGGTCATGGCAATGCGCTGCACTTGTGGCGAAGGCTCAACACCAAACTCTGGAGCCAGCTCCATAGCCAAGTTGTACGTAAAAGCACGCAGATACCCGGGCGGAAACGCCAACACGGTGTCCAGCGTGGCGGGCTGGTCAAGCTCTTGCACTGAGATGAAGTGCCACTCCAAGTCACGCGTGGGCTTGGGGTAGATCGTCATGGAGATGTTGGGGTACTCCATGTTGATCCACATCACCTGCGGGTATGTGGACGTCACGGTCTTAACCGCGATGCCGTCGTATTGCTGCTGGTTGATGAACTTGACGCCGTACGACACGTTTGTTTGCGGGTCGCGGTAGTACGTAGAGTCATCCAACAGCACCGGGCGCAGGCCGACAAAATCACCCGTGGGGCCGAGATGGCGTGTGATCTCATTGGTAGGCCAAGTGAACACTTGATCGATGGTATTGAAGACAGACAGTCGTTCCGTGTTCCACGAATCGATCATCTGATTGAGCGCCATCAGCGCGTCTTGAGAAGTTTCTGCGGAAGGCACTTCGCCTTCGGCAAGTACACCGAGCAGGCGCAACGCCCGGTTGATCTGATCGCCTGCGGTGTACGTGGCCATGTCAATTTCCTTCGGATTCGTCGCTTACCGGCTCGTTGCCGTTGGGCTGTTCGATGGGTTGTTCAGTCACTTTGCGCGTGTATTTGCGCTTGGGTGCCACTTCTGCGGGCGTATCTTCGACGGCGGCAGGCGTGGGCTCAGTATATCGCACCCAGCCGAATTTTTCATCATGCTGAGCTTCATTTTCGGACAGGGCAAACTTGCTGCCGTGGTCAGGATGTGTCAAAAGGATCATACGAGTCTCCATGTGAAAACGGGGCCGAAGCCCCGTTTTGGTTGATGCCTAAAAATTAGGCAATCTTGTACACCGTGTACGTACCGTCGCCGGTCTTGCGGAACCGGAACAGTGCGCTGGAGGTGATGGCCACAGCAACCGTGGCGTTGCCGCCGTCGGTGATGCCCGAACCCATCGACATGGTGACAGTACCCAAAGACGTGCCGATGTTGATCACCGGCCAGTCAAAGGTATTGCCAACAGTGGCGTTGGGCACAGCAGCGTCGATCTGTGCGCCCGTGGGCAGGGTATAGGTTGCAGCGGATGTGGAAGGGTTGGCCACCAGCATGCCGTTGACGACCTGAGCAGCAGTCAGCGTAGCCGTAGACGTTGCCGTCTGCGGGGCAGAACTGTAACTCATGATCGTTTCGTTGCGGTTGCCGCTACCAATTTGAAAGCCACCTGCGCCATTAGGGAGAGCCATGATAATTTCCTTTCAGTGTTCAGAAATGGGGGCCGAAGCCCCCGTTTGCGATTAGCCCCAGATACGGCAGGCCATTTGCGGACGGATGGTGTTGTAGCCGTACAGCACGTCAACACGACACGGCATACGGTCGTTGTTGATGTCGTACTGACGCACCACACGCAGGCTGATGCCATTGTGAACTGCGCGGCTGGCCATGTCCACACCTTGCGGCAGCAGCAGGTCGGCGGTTGCGAAGGCGATGGCGTCCTTGTGGTACACCAGGTTCTGAGCGTAGGTCGTCGAGGCTGCACCCAAGAAGTTGATGTAGGCGTTGACCTGCGGCATCGAGTCCACGGTGGCCAGAGCCTGATCGGCAGTGTACAGCGCGGGGCTGATCTGCACGCCAGTCCAAGTACCAGACGAGGCGGTAGCGTCGGCCAGCACGGTGAACTGTTGCAGCGAACCAGTGGATTCACGGGTCTGCGGGTTCACGGCGTACACACCAGCGATGGTGAACACTTCGCCCTTCTTGATCGTGGCAGAGCCAGTGCCCGACTTGATGTCGATGGTGGCAGTGCCTTGAGCGGTGATGGTGGCGTTCACTTGCAGGGTGTTGGCCGTGGCGGTACGGGTACCGGTGGTCAGCTGCTTGATGGACTGAGACATGTTGATCTCTTCAAAGCCCAGCACGCCTTCGCCCATCATGCCGTTCTTGAACTGGCGGCTGATGGTATCGGTGGGGTTGAACAGACCTTTCAGGCCGTCGACCAGACCAGCGTTGGCTGCCGGGTTAACAGTAGCGTAGCGCGGCATCATGGGGGCGGCGTATTCGTTCAGTTTCTGATGGGCTTGCAGCAGAACCAGAGCGGTAGCGGGCGTGGTGCCGGGGGTGCCGACAGACGAGTACACCTGGTTGTAGCTGTTGGCCACGTCAGCGTCCACGCTGGAGGCCAGCTGGCTGATACGAGGCTTGAGAACACGCTCTGCGAAGTCGTCCAATTGCATAGTCAGTTCGGCAGACGTGAAGTTGATGCCGATGTGTTTTTGGCTGGAAACCGTCAGGGTGGTGTACTGTTCGTTGTCGTCCTGAACTTGCAGGGCGGCGCCGTCAGTCACCAGAGCGCGGTCGGGCAGGCGGATACGCAGAGTGGAACCAATCTTGGCGCCTTCGACAGCGAAGCTGTCGTCGTACTGACGGTTCACGTTGCGGGTGATCACCAGGTTGTTTTCCAAAATCTCCAAACTTTTCCTGGTGATCATGTCAATCGTAAGCAAACTGTTGCTCATGGCAAATTCCTTTCAATGATAAAGAAGTATGGTGAGGACATACGCCGCCGTTTTTATGTTTACCAACTTGACAGTTCATACAGAGAACTTGATAGCCCGGAGGAAATCCAGACTTTCGCAGCCACCGGTAAAAACTATAGCCAGAACCTGCGTACAGACCCGACTTTCGCTCCTCAGCGCCGTTGTTGTCAATATGATCTATCGAGAGAAACATTGGTTCAGTTTCACCGCAGCAAGCGCATTTGTATCCACCATAGGCTTCAAACACTTGCACTTTACAAACCGCCTGCGCTCGTCTAGTTCGTTCAGACTCAGCCTTGCGTAACGCAGCGGCTTCTTCTGGCGTACCTTCTGTTAACTTGCGGTTGCGCGACTCTCGTTTTAGCTTTCGGTCTTGCTCCCGATTCGCTTCACGCCAATCACGCATACGTTGGTTGTACCGTTCCCGGTTGCGTTCTCTGTATCTGGCTGCAGCCTCTCTGTTGCGTTGCCGCTTCAGTTCTTCAGCAGTCAAAGACTGATTATCCTTTTCCATTTCTATCTCCTGTTTCGGGTAATCATACCCTACTTTAGAAGATTAGCGGTTACGAAGCGCCTTTGCCTTGGCGATCTGACGTTGACGCTCAGCCTCAATCCATGCAGATGTATCCAAAGTCTTGGTAGACCGTGGGTCTGTGGTGTCAGTGACACCCGGATTGACGGCGCGAGCAGTCACCGGACTGATCGGTGCTGGCGCGGACGAAATTTTCTTTTGGGGCGGTTCAGCGGCCAATTTGGCTTCGATCCGTCCAATCTCTTTTGCCTGCAAAAAAGGCGACAGGCGGGCGATGCGTTCAGCTTCTTTGGGGTTTGACCCGAGGTGGTAAGCCAACTCTGGACCAATCTCCGAGGCGCGGATCGTTTCGGCCATGACATCGGTAATCGGAAGATTCGGGTTGTAGGCGACTTGGTCAAAGTCGTCATACTTGCCGCGTACTTCCTCTTCTTTGTCGTGGTAGGCCTCCATGACCTCTGCCTGACGCTTGGCATTCTCGCGCTGTTGGATCAGCTCTTGAGCACGTTTCTCGGCCAGCGCTTCCGCGTAGGCTTCCGGTGTCTCAAACTGGTCCGCAGGCGGCAATTCTGCCGGAACTCGGGCTTTGGCTTGCTGTTCGGCAAACTTGGCCTGCTGTTCGCGCTCCCACTTACGTTGCTCTCTTGCGAGGCGCTTGCCGATCATCGCATCAAGTTCAGCCTGGGTGAATCGCTTCTCCTCGGGCGTTTGCTCAACTTGAGTCTCAGCACTTTCCGGCGCAGTTTGTGCATTCTCGGTAGTGGCCGTCACTTCCGGTGCTTGCGCGGAGTCAACTTCCGCTAAGGTTTGGACTTCTTCAGTCATTTGTAACTCGTTAGAGTTCCCGGTGAACCTCGCCGGTACGGTGGATGACAGATTACGCGCTCAGAGCGGCAACCTTGTCTTGGAATGCTTTGATTCGTGCGGCCAACGAAACGTCGAGTGCGTCAAGTTCGGCAGCTTTGGCTTCGTTAGCTGCTTCCAGTGTAGCCAATGCGGCTTCACGGTTAGCAACAACATTTTCTCGCACGCTAACATCTTTTTCGCGTGCGGTCAATGCCGCGTCGCGGTTGTCAGCGTCGATGGCGATTTGGCTTTCACGGGCATCGAGCGCAGCTTTTTGCGCAGCCAGATCGGCCATTTTGTTTTTTGCATCAGCTTCGGCTTGCGCGGCAACTGCACGGGCAGCGGCCAACTCAGCAGCCGCGGCGGCGCGGTCTTTGATGGCGTCTTCGACAGCGCTCAGCGCGCCTTGGCGTTTGGCCAGCTCTTCTTTGGTCTGGATGAGCGTCTTGAGGTCGCCAGGCAGTTGCTTGGCGATGTAATCAAGAAACTTGGCCGAATCGACAGAGCCTGCGGAGTCAAACATTTCCATGATTTACCTCACGCGTAGTAGCTGATGTTGATTTTGGCGCCAGCAGTTTGCTCGATGAACTGAATGCGGGTCAGGTCACCGTCGTACTGCAACGTGGCGCCAGCAGCCAGCGGCATGCCGACCGAAGCCGTGGGGGCGACCCCATCATCTCGCCAGCGGACAGCCTGGCTTTCTGCGGTGATGATCGCAATGCGAGCGGAGCCAGCCAGACCGTTGAGGTCTTTCTGGGGAATAGTGAGGTTGGTCGCAGCGCTCAAGCTGGTGATTTGCTGGTAGCCCAACTGCGAGGTAACTGCTTTGAGGTTGATCGCCATGTCAAAGTCTTTCTGTGATTGACCGTATACGGATTATTGTCTGTCCGTCAACCACGGTCAAGGTGCCAACGTACATTCCACCAGGGCCGTATTGTACGCCTTCCCGTACATCGGATGGGTCTGGGTACATATTAAGCAAAACACTGGCGCCGGTCAACGCAGAGCCGGGGCCGACCAGCGCACCTGCCGTGTCGTGCGTGATGGATATAGATGCGGTGCCGACAATTTGCGCTGTTACGCCCGGAATTTCGCCTGTTGCGTCAAAAACCCGATACCGACGAGCATCGCCGGACAGCAAAGAACCTGCGCCAACCAAGTCGCCGGTTGTGTTAAACGCCCGAAAACGGTTGGCATCGCCGGTAATCGTAGAACCTGGGCCGACCAGCGCGCCGGACGTACCAAACGCTCGAAAACGGTTGGTGCTGCCGGTGACCGCAGAGCCAGGGCCAACCAAAGTGCCAGATGCACCAAACACCCGAAAACGAGCGGACAGTCCAAAAACTGTACTGCCGGGGCCGGTGATTGCGCCAGTGGTAACGTGGATAGAGCTGGACGGCGCTCCCGATGCCGAAAACGGAGCGGCGGCAAATGGGTCTGAACTAAACATACTTGGCCCTAAACCGTTGGTGCGCCGATCCGGATCAAACTGCCTGCGATCCTACCATGTCAGGCTGAGTCATGACCCATGCGTAGCACTTAGTCAGGAAGCCCTCGCCTGCTTGCGCTTCGATGTCTGCCAGCGGGCAGTGGTATCGCCGGAAATCCACATCGCGGGTGTCATCGTCCTGTGGCTGCGTTGCATAACCAACCACGTCCAGCATCACGCTGTGTCGGTTGGCTGCATCGCGTGTACGGCTCACAGCTGCTGTGACGATGCGAAAGTAAGCGCCCGCAAAAGGAACGCCGTATTGAGAAGTTGAGAGATCAAGTTGAATTGCCATATTTGTTCCTTATGCGTATGTGACTTCGCTCGTCTGAATCGTAGCGACCCAGCGAATGTTTGTAGCTGCTGCGCCTGTCGCAGTGACAGCCAAGCCGCCGTTGGTTGTGTCTGCTGACAGAGCCAGCGTCCAGCCAGGGGTGTTGCTGATTGCCGTGACAGTGGATGCAACCAGCGTTGTGCTGGCTGCGTTTGCACCACGAACGATCATGCCTTCAACTTTCCATGCCGCTGCGTTTGTCGAACCGGACTGTTTTGCGATCACAGTTCCTGTGAAAGCGTAGGCTGAGTTGTTGGGGAGGATTACTTGGTTGGTTGCTGTGGCGGCACCTCCATCTGTGCCAAGGGTCGATGCGGTGTTGTTTGTGGTTTCTCTGCGAAGTACGCATTTCGCGTCCTGTGCGTCACCGGTAGCAGAGAACCTGCCGCAAGCGTACGAAAACTTCCCCCAAATAGCTGAGCTTGCATAGTAGCCCCAAGCGTTTGAGTATGAAGCAGACGCAACACTCCCACGGCCGATGCAAACGGACATGGAGCCGGAAGCGGTAACAGAGTCGCCTATTGCAAAAGCGTAGTTGTTGTTTGCATATGCGTTAAAGCCTAAGGCAAAAGCAAAAGCGATGTTTGCGTTGCACCCGCTACCAAAAGAAAAAGACTGATTTGCACTCGCTCTGGAAAGGAGACCAACAGCAACAGAGTTCGCCCCAGTCGCCCCATAGCTACTCGTATTGTTCGCCACGGCAGCAGCGAAACTATCAGTGCCTGATGCGTAGGAGCCACCGAGGGCCATTGCGCCGGAGCCCGTTACGGCTTGCGCTCTGTTTCCGCCTGAGTTATGCCCTATTGCTGTTGCGTAGCTGCTCCCCGCATCCCCGTTGATAGCAAGGCTGTAAGTGGCACTTGCTGTTGAGAAATAGCCCAATGCGGTAGCACCTGTGTTACTAGCACTATTAAGATAGCCCGAGGCAAAACCAAACGTTCCAGATGCCGTTGAGTTTGAACCAATAGCAACAGCGCGATCTCCGGTTGCTATTGGCCTAACACCATTAGGGCCAGAATTGTCGGCATAAAGACGCAGTTTTGTTCTGTTGGTGTTCCAGTTTGTCCCGTTGCATACAAGCTGAGTCGCTTCGCCGGGATACAAAACCATTGTTGTTTTTAGATCAATCGTTTCTGTACCAGAGGGGTCAATTGTGACCACATCCGTAGATGTACTGCTCGTATTCCAAACCCAGCAGTTAAACCCAGCCCCCAACGTAGCCGCAGCGGTCAGCGAGACAGTGAACGTGCCACTGGTGCAGTTGATGATCGTGCCAAGATCGCCAGCAACTACGGTGTAGGCCGCTGTCTTGTTGGAGATCGTCAGAGCGCCACCGCCACCTCCAGCGTCCTCCCATGTCGGGGCCACGCCTGCACCATTGCTAGTCAAAACTTGCCCAGAAGTACCGGGGTTGTCCGACGCAACAATTGCCGCTCCGGCAGGGTATGTAACAAACACATCTTTTGTGCCTGCTGAAAAAGACAGTGCCGATGGCTGTGTTCCAGCGCTATTAGCCAACACCGTCGTTCTTGCCAATGTCGTGCCAGCGGATGTGTACGTTCCAACGCCAACCTCCCACTCCCCAGGAGTCTGTGCAACAATCGCGTAATACGTCGTGTTGGTGTCACCAATGACGGAAAATGAATCAAACCCAGTGACAGCGCCAGCAAGCGTAATGGTGCCAGTGCCGGTCGTGGTAGTGGTTTCTTTGACGCGATCTTTTAAGACGAGAGCCATAGTTAAACCTCAGCAGGAGTTTTTTCAACAAGAGGCGCAGTCACCACGGCAATCCAATTGTCCACACGATCCAATTTCATTGCCTCGATCTGGTCGTCAGTCAGGCCGTGAGAAGTTTGGAACTCAAAATCAATTTTGATCACGATCAGGCAGACAGTGCTGTGTATGTCAGGCTGGAGCAAGAGACCGTGTCACCTGCCGCAACTGTCAGGCCGTTGGTCATGTTGATGTCCGAGCCCGATGCGGCCACGGAACACTGGATCACAACAGTACCACCAGACGTTTGCAACGTAGCGTAGGCTACCGGCGATGCGTTGCCAGTTGCATTGGTGTCGCTGGTGATGGCGTTAGCCGTAGCCGTACCGCCAGAAGCCGCACCAAAAGCCGTTGCCGAAAAGGTCAGTGTGGCAACTGCGGTGCCAGGCGAGCCCACCGATGACGGGGAGATGCGAAAAACCAGCTTGCCGCTGGTGCCGATGAGAGCCGTAACAGCGTCAGTCGCTGCGTTCTTGGCTGCTGTGCTGTGGGTCACTGCCATTTTGAAGTTCCTTCAATTTGTTTTCATCAAGGTAGCCAACCAAATCGTAAGTCTCGACTTGGCCGGTCTCAGCGCGCTTGACTTCAATTGTGAACCGAAGCTCACCGGGTTGTCCAACGATGTTCATTACGCCAAAAATTTCAGTTTGTACAGGGTGCTCAAGTACAACCCGACAATTTCATCAATGATGTTTTGCAATGCGGTGTCCGATTTGTCGCACACTTCGTACCGCATATCTTCCACATCTTTGAGCGAAGACTCCAAGAAGTCAATGATATTGCCCGTCTTTTTGGCACTCATCAAGCTGATCGGGCCGATCAAAGAATGCCGCCCTTGATAGGCCTCGGCAAATTTGTCAGCCAAATCAACGATTTCGTCGTAAAAGCTGTTGAGCGCAGAGTGCTTGGCAAAACTGCGGGTGTTCAGGTGCACCGAATGGGCCACGTCACGGGCCAAAAACAGCGTACCGACAAAATCAGCGCATTTCATTCATCTCTCCTGGTTCCATGACCGGATTTTCCCGCATCTCGGGCTCCATGGCGATCAAATTGTTGCTTTCCAACGCTGCGGCCACCACGCCCATGGCAATGTCTTGAATCTGTTGCTCGGACATACCTGCCTGCACTGCCGCGATCCGCTTGGTTTCAGCGTCATAGGCTTTGATCTGGTTGGCCTGCTCCTTGATCTCCAAATCACGAGCTTCCATCGACTGCTGCACATTTTGCAGCATACCGTGCAGCTGTTGCAACTCTTGACCCATCGCCTCAATTTGCTGATTGGCTTGAGACAGCGCAGGATTTTCTTCCTCGTTGAGCACTTTGGGGTCGATGACCTTGGCAAACCGAGCAGCCATTTCCTGCGCACCGGGCCAATCCATGTTCTTGATGAACAGATCGCCAGCAACACTCCACAACTGCGGATTGCCTTGCAGCAGCTGCGCCATAGACTCCAATGCTTCTTGGCGCTTGGTGGCGTAACCGGGACCAGTGATCACGCGCACATCGTACTTGCCAATGGCCGGGTTGTAGATCTTGTCAATCACGTTGCCGTTTTGGTCAACAATCTTTTTGACCGGTTCCTGCTGCATCGGGTTGATTTTGGCAATCGACGGTTCGCCGTCTTCGCCAATGATGCGGGCCACACGTTCGGTGTCGTAAATTTTCGGAATGAGGTCTACCAGCTGACGGCCAACATGACGAATCGCACGAGCCAAATTGTCCACATAGTGGTAAGTTCCCACGTCACCTTCGCGCTGGCGGGCCAAAATAGCCTTGCCGGAGCGCTCGTTGCTGGTCATGCCAAGTGAAGCGTTGTACTGACCGGTCGCCGACTTGATGTCTTCCGACGCGCCGTTTTTGGCTTGCAACAGCCCGCTGGACGCCATTGGAGGCTGCGCCCGCTGGGGGAGTGGCAGCATGTTGCCCTGACCGTCTGTAACGTCAGGATTGACCTCCAGATAGGGCCAGTTGTTCGTGTTGGCCGTCTTCCACTGCATCTCGTAGCCTTCAAACTGGCCACCGTATCCAATGAAAGGCGCTTTGGGCGCCAGAGCCAGCATTTCGGCTTCTTGGCTCACCCAGTAGTTGTACATGCGCTGCGCGTCCTTGGCGTTGCGCACCAAACCGCTGACGTACAGACGACCATCGACCTCGTACTCGTTGCCGACCACACGAATGACGGGGATGTACTTGCCCGCCCATTCACGTTCTTCGAGCACCTCGTAGCCGTTGATCTTGAGCCATTTGACCTTTTTGCGGTCTGCTTCACGGCTCTTGAGGGGCTTGCCAAACATCAACCGCAGCTGCTTGTCCTCGGGCGTGCCTTGGAAGGCAGTCATGTTGCCGGGGTACAGGTTCAGCGTTTCGCGCTTGATCTCGTAGTAGAAATACTCGGCGATGCGAACAGTGTCCTCATTGATCCACTCGGCGATTGACTGATCACCCACCCCGAGGCTCATGAGCGTCGTGATCGGCGCAGCGTCTGGATACAGGCGCTCGTACTCTTTCTTGGTCAGGTCTTCAGTGATGAAGCACCAACGAGCATCTGCGCCAGTCGGGTCTTGAATCAGCGGGTCCATGTAGACCGAGAAGCTGTTGCGAATCCGACCAATCTTGATGTCCTGATCGAAGCTGTCCTCGTTGCAATACTCGGTCAGCAAACGGATGTAACCTTCACCGTATGCCACCTGATTCTCGCAGGCTGTGTCGTAGGCCACGTCAGCATCTGAGATGTACTCGATGTGACGAATTACGCCGTTGTAGACCTCGGCCACATCGGTTTGAGCGGCGTCGTCTGCCGGAATCACTTTGACGCCGGGGCGGTTCATCCGCTGCTCGTTGGTGACCTGATGAACGTGCTGGGGCAGCTTGTTGATGGTCAGGCAAGGACGGGCGTTGATGGTTTGCCCGTTGACCGAACCACGCGTTTGCAGCACGTCGGCGGGCCATTGCCACTGGTTGTCGGGCGAGCCAGCGTAAAAGCGCAGGTCGTCAATCTCATCTTCGCGGCTGTCGGAGTACGCGCCGATAGCCATCGTCAAACGCGAGCGGGCTTCAGCAAGAACCTCTGCGTTGCCTTTGCCGGGGTTTTCCGGGCCGTTGACGGCTACTTTAGCCGCCGCATTGATTCCGCTTGAATCGCTCATTGCTCAAACACTCCCGAAATATGGGGCTCACGCATGACCAAATACTCTTTGCCTTCGTGCGTAAACTCTTGCGCCGTGCCAAAGTACAGGTGATCGCCGACTTTGATGTCCTTGCAGTCAGGGCCGATGGCCACAGCAACACCGGTTTCCATCGGATCGCCAGGCGGCAGCACGAACAGCGGGTGCTTTTGCACGTCCCGCTCAATGATCACGCAGTTTTGTAGGGCTTTGAGGGTCATTTTTTGGCTTTGGCAGCTGGTTTAGGGCTTGATTTCTTGGCTGATTCGCGCTTGACATTGTAGGCAATGGCCACGGCCTGCTTGACTGGCTTGCCAGCGGCAATTTCGGCCTTGACGTTTTTGCGAAACGCCTGTGAAGACGTAGATTTTACAAGCGGCATGGCTTACGCCCCCATCCAACTGTTGTAATGCCCGCCGTTTTGCGCATTTTTGCGTGGTGCACGGCGTTCGACATACTCTCTGTGGGCGACCGGGAACGCAAACGTCAATGCTATGGCGTCCGCAGCGTCTGGCGAAGCCAAACCTCTGGCCTTCATGTCTTTTTTCGACTCCAAAAAGATCGCCCCGCGTGAGTCTGGCTTCATCATAGGCGAGATTAGGTCACTTTTCAAGAACCTGTCGTTGGGGATGCTCCCTGACTTGAGCCATTCACGCATCTCACCCCAGATCTCCGCCCGTTTGTTGCCGTACATGGCCGGGTTCTTCGCTTTCCAGCCAAAGTTCACCCCTTTGACCTTGTAGCGCTGCTCTTTGAGCCGGTCCACGACCCCGGCCCCCAGGCCGCCCTCGTCAATGGCCACCAGCGCTGGGTTGTGCTCTTCGATGGCCTCAATGACGTGCCCCACCACCGTCATGGTGTCGTCGCCCCGGTAGCGGTATATCTTGACGATGTCCCGGCCTTGGCGCACGGCGATCACTGTCGAGTCCGACCCGAACCGCGCCGGGTCCACGCCAATGGTGACCGGTGCTGACTGGTCCTTGACTGGCTGCCGTTTCATCGCTTCATCAACGATGTACGCCGAGATGAACTGATCGTCGCCCGCGCCTGGGAACTCACCGTACACCTCGACGTGCGCTTGCGTCGAGTCCGGCCCATATTCAGCGATGATCGCTTCATAGGTCTGCTTGTCGGTGCCCTCAACTGTGCGGGCATCTACGATCTTGGTCTTCCAGAAGTCGCGCTTGCTGTGGTGCGTCTCGTAGAAGTAGCCCGAATTGCGCCGTGGGTTGGAAAACGCAAACCAAAACCGGTGTGGCGTGTTTTCAGTGAAGAAACCCGCAGTCACCGACCAGATACCGTCAGCAATACCCGAGGCTTCGTCGAAGATGACGCACACGCCGTCAAAGTTGTGTACGCCAGCGTAGGCATCGGGGTTCTCTTCCGACCACAGCCGCCCTTCGACGCCCCAATAGCGCGTGCCTTTCTTGAGGTCACGCTCGACCAGCTCGGTGATCCACTTGGCTGGCATGAGCCGAGTGGCACTGACCTCAAACCAATGGCTGTTGATGGCCATGGCCAGCCACTTGGTAATCTCGGCCCAGGTGACTGAGCGCAGCTGAGACTCTGAGTTGGCCGAGATGATGGTCGTCGAACCAATCCTGGTTGTGAGCATCCAGATCGTGACCCATGAGACAAGGGCCGATTTGCCGATACCGCGCCCCGATGAGACTGACATGCGCAGTGTCTCAAAGTCGATCCGGCCTTGGTTCTGTTTGATGTGCTCGGCAATTTCTTGCAGCACCTCACGCTGCCACTTGCGCGGGCCTTGGAAATGCTCCAGCGGCGTGCCTTTGACGCCCCACGGGAAGGCGTACATCACGAACGCCAGTGGGTTGTCCTTGATCTGAGGCGCCCACAGGCGACTCATCAACGTCTGTTCGTCCTGCGCGGAATAGATGGTGGTTTGCATCAGATCGGCTCCCTTGTGTTCCAAGCCTCAATGGCTTTGGCCGATGATTCACGCTCGGCCTTTTCTTGGTCTTTGGCCAGCGTATCATGCCGCACATCGGGTGCATGGGCGTCGCACTCGTCGCAAACAGCCATGCGGTAGCGGAACTCTTTCTCTACCACTGACACGCTAGTGCCGCCGCACCACGGGCAGGGCTTGATCATCGTGTTTGCTCCTGTCGCAGGGGGCGCGGCTCAAGAACTTCGCTGGCCTGTACGTCGATGACGCGCTGCTCGGCCTCTCTGAGCGCGCCCAGGATGCTGATCTGCTGGTTGACGTCGACCTGCACCTGCTGCTTGGCCACCCAGTCGTGCTGGTGGCGCAAGACTTCCAACGCCATTTTGGCATCGCCGTCCAGCGCGGCGTTGCGCACTACAGTTGCCATCTCTTGTTCGCCGTCAGCTTTGCCCTTCTGGACGGCCATCTGGGCTAAGGGGTCCAGCTCGCACAGTTGCCGGAACTCTTCAGGGCGCATACCGGAGGCCAAAGCTAAGGTGTCACCTTTGAGCCCCAGCTTGGCGGCGTCGTATATGCGGTTGAGGCGTGCCTCTGTGGCCTCGATCTTGCGGATTGTCAGCGGTAGTGATTTGAACATATGTTCCTTAGCAACAGGCTGCCTCTCAGTGGAGTGGGTGCATTGTAAGCATGAAGCTGGGTGTTGCAAAATGTTTTACAAAAAATTTTAAAAATAAATTTTGTTTGCGGACGCTCCGCTCCAGCTGGCCCATTGCGTCGGCCCTCACCCCCCCCATCGAAAATCGCAACCAGCCTCAAGCTGACGGCAAACTGACTTACACCAAACTGACAACTTGTTGGCAATGTTGGCTATGCCAACGCAAGTCGGTTTTGCGTTGCGCACATGCCGACTGGCGCCAGGCGCATGGCCACGTGTTGGCAATGTTGGCTATTTGTTTTCGATAGCCAACATTGCCAACAAAATTAGAACTGTAAATGCATACAGGCTGAAAATTAGAACTTGTTGGCAATGTTGGCTATGCCAACACGAATTCAAATCCGTTTGAGCTCTTCGCGGGAGGGCTTGCAGCACGCGCCACAACTTACACTGTATTACTATAGTACTACACATATATAATTTTTAGGTTTTGATATCTGATAGCCAACATTGCCAACAAATAGCGCAAAGCCTTATTCCATGTGGGTTCTAGCGTTGGCAATTTGCACCGACGCTGACGCCAACAACGCGCCAACGATTGCCAACGCAACTTTTTTTTCGTTAGGGGCTTCTCAACCGTAAAAAAATCCTTTACACTAGTGCAAACCAACCAACCGAAAGGATCCGGCCATGTTCAACCGCAACATTTTCACCAACGCCAAGTGCACCGACTGGCGCGACGTCGCTGCAGCTATCGCTATCGGCCTGGCGCTTGCCGCGTTGGCATTGCACTATTTTGACGTTCTGTTTTTCTAAGGGGCAAACCATGCGCATCATTCCTATCTCCAAAGCCGACGCCCGCACCGTATGCGGCACGTTGACGCAAACATCGAAAATGCCTTGCAAGTCTTCCAGTTTGCCGACTGAAAGTTGCATAACCGGGTATGAAATGGCCAAAATTCCCGGCAGTATTTGCGCCAGCTGCTATGCCGACAAGGGGTTCTATGCCGTATACGCCAACACTATAAAACCGGCACAATTTGCGCGCTTGGATGCCGTGCACCAAGCCATGCAAAGCCCCGACTATGCTCAAGCATGGGTTTCGGGCATGGTTGCGCTGATCGGCGCCGACGCATATTTCAGGCATCACGATAGTGGCGACTTGCAAGGCCTTGCGCACCTTGAATTGATAGCGGCATTGTGCAACGCGACGCCAGGTACGCGGCACTGGCTGCCGACGCGTGAATATGGCATTGTGAAAGCCTACATTGCAAAACATGGCCAACTACCCGCCAACCTAACCGTTCGATTGTCGGCAATGTACCCGGATCAACCGGTCAAGGTGCCGAAGTCGCTGCAAGGCGTGCCGGGCATTGCAGTCAGTAACGTGCACGCCAAAGGCCCGGCAATCGGCGACGCATGCCGGGCGCCAGAACAGTCGGGCGCATGCCTTGATTGCCGGGCATGTTGGACCGATGCAACCGTATCCTATGCCATGCACTGAAAGGGACAAAACCATGCTGCCAACCATTGAAACGCGCGACGCGCCGGGTTTTGTGCCGATGCATGGCCCCTTGCGCTATCCGACGCGCGCCAGTTGGCCCGCCAAAGGTGCAACCGGCACTATCAACGGGCGCCCGGTGCAACTGATGCAAATATACTTTGATTTTTACGCGCTATTTCAGAGCGGGCGTTATTCAACCATGCGCGCCGACTTGCAAGCATTCCACGTTACCGGCCAGGCCATGCCCTGGCAAAACTGAAAGGCCCGACCGTGCGACACCCTGAAAGCGAATATATCAACGCCGGGTATCAATACGAACACGCCCCGACGCCGAATATGGCCATTGCCATTGCGTCGCGCATGCGCATGATGATTGAAAGCGAACACCCCGACGAACAAGCCGAAGCCCGGCGTTTGATAGCGCAAGGCATTGCCGAAGCCCGACAAACCAACCCAACCAACTGAAAGGGGAAAACCATGCCCTTGGACCTTATGACACTACCGGCGCCCGATGCTGAGCGTTTAGCATATGCTGAGGGATTTAAAGGTACCGCAACGCTATTCGCCAGAATTGACGATTTGCAACGCGCACTAGGTGCCGCAACGGCGGAACTAACCGACTTGCAACGCCGGATTTTTGAAGCCGACGAACAAACCGACGCGGCACGGATCGAACGTGACATGGAACAGTCTCGAGCGGATCAAGCCCAACGCAACGCCGACGGCATGTTCGCGGCATTGTTGGCCATTGCCAGGGGCGACGCCGACGCGGCAAAAATTGCCGGTGACGTATTGGAGGCCCTAGAATGAGCACGCCCGCCCGTTGGCCCTTTCCAGTGGCCCCGATACCGCCCGACCGGAGGCGCCCGGCGCCAACGCAACCCGACGCGGAACCGGCGCCATGGTAGCGGCATGCGTTGCGCTACTAGCGGCCTTGTTGGCCTTGATTTTTAACCTATAAAAAATGGCCCCTACGGGCCATTTTTATTTCACCAACCGCATAAGGGGTGTCGGTGGACTTTCCACCATATCCCGCATTTCCGTGCGCGATAGGTGCTGCATTTCCGGGGCCGTGAAAACATGTTTCTTGGTCGTGTGCTGGCGCGACGCAAGGCGCCCCATATCGGTCCACCCGGCCTCTTTGAACGCGTGCAATAGGGCGCCCTGCACGATTTTCATGCCCGCTGGTGCCTGGCCTTGCAGCCGGTCACAAAGCGCATGCCAAGGGGCACCAGCAACGCCAGACGCAAACTCACCCAGACGCGAGCGCATCATCTCCACCAAGAACGATTCGGCGCCAGACATCCCGGCCTCAACCATGATGGCCTTTGCCTCTGTCATCATCGGGGAGGCGCCCGGATTGAACGCGGAGACGTCACGGGCATGCAACCAAGCGGCGACGGCTGCAAAGCCGCCAGACTGATACCAGGCCCACAGGGACGCCGACTCGGCCTCAGACATGCGGTTGGCCTCAGACCAGACGACAAACCACCGGCGGTCGTCAGACGGCAGGTTAATCGCTACCCGCTCGTTGGAAAACGCCAGGACGAACACGCGGTTCAGGGCCTGGTAAGGGTGCATTCCCTTGCGGTTGACCGTGAGCAGCTCAGGGGGCGCGGCAATGATGGGCTTGAGTTGGTTTTCCAACGCCCGGCGGTC